CCCTTCAATTCACCCGGTCCGTTGCGCTGGACGCTGTAACCGTCGTCCCGGCGGGAACCCGCGTGACAGCAGACGGCGAGATCGTATTTGCGACGACGGAGCCTTTGACGATCCCGGCGGGCGCGCTGTCCGGGACCGTCGCGGCGGAATGCCTGACCGCGGGCGAGATCGGAAACGGCTTTGTTCCGGGGCAGATTTCGCAACTGATCGACATATTCCCGTATTTCGAGCGGGTGGAGAACATCACGGAGAGCGCAGGCGGCGCGGACAAGGAGAGCGACGACGCGTTTTATTCCCGAATGCGGGAGAGCGAAGAAACGTTTTCGACGGCGGGGCCGCTGGGCGGATATGAGTATTACGCAAAATCCGCGTCGGCCCTGATTGCGGACGTGAAAGCAACGTCGCCCAGCCCCGGCGAAGTTGACGTGCGGGTTCTGCTTCAAGACGGCGCGTTGCCGGGGGAAGAAATCTTGCAGGCGGTTTCGGACATTCTGAACGCGGACACGGTGCGGCCCCTGACCGATCACGTGACCGTCGCCGCCCCGGTCACGGTGGAATACAACATCGACGTGACCTACTACACGCAGACAGGCGGCGCGGTGAGCGACGCGGCGATTGAAGAGAGCGTGAACGCCGCCGTCGAGGAATACAAGCGGTGGCAGGCCGCGAAAATGGGCCGGGACGTGAACCCGTCCCATTTGGTCTATCTGCTTATGCAGGCGGGCGTAAAGCGCGTGGAAGTACGTTCCCCGGTATTTACTACCGTCGCAGAAAACGCCGTTGCACAGGCCGCGGAAATAGGCGTTGTGAACGGGGGTGCGGAGAGTGAATAACAACGACCTCTATTCGGTCGATTTCACACGTTCCCTTCCCCCGGTCCTGAAAAATAACGCTGAAATGGCGGCGGCGGCGCAGGCCATAGCGGAACAACTGCATATCACCGCAAACCTGATTTCGCAAAACATCATTTACGCGAGGATCGACGAACTGGACGAAGCGACCCTTGATATTTTGGCCTATGACCTTCACGTGGATTGGTACGACTATTCGTACCCGGTCGAGGTCAAGCGGCAGACCATCAAAAACAGCGTCAAGGTACACCGCAAATTAGGCACGAAATACGCCGTTGAAACGGCGTTAGGGGCCGTCTTTCCGGGGGCGCGGGTCAAAGAGTGGTTCGAGTACGGCGGCGCGCCGTACCTCTTCCGCGTCGCCGCAGACGTGCCGGAAGAGGGCGTAACAGCGGAGCAACAACGCCGCGCGTTCAAAAAGGTGCAATTTTACAAGAATTTGCGATCCCATCTTGAGTGCATCGAGTTTGAAACGGAAAGCACCGGGTTTGTTCGGGTTGCGGCATTTTCCACGGCGGGCGAAGTCATGGAGATTTGGCCCGAACTTACAACACTGATCGAGGTTGCGGCGCAGGCCGGGACCAGCGCGGCGACCGCCGCCCGGCACACCGTCGAAATATTCCCGGAATTGGTCGAGTGCCTAACCATAGAGGGGCAGGCCGGGACAAGCGGCGGCACGGCGGCAAGACAAGTCGTTGAAATTTTCCCGGAATCCGGGCAATAAGGAGGAATCGCAAAAATGAGCGAAATTGTATCGGTCACAGACAATCGAAAATTTAAGACGATTGTTACGGACATCGGCAACGCAAAAATCGCAAACGCCGCCCTGAACGGCAAAAAAGTAAACGTTGTAACGGCGGTTGTCGGCGACGGCGGCGGGGCCTACTATCTTCCGACGGCGGATATGACGGCGCTAAAACATGAGATTTGGCGCGGGGAGATTGCGAACAAGGAGATCAACGCCGTATCACAGAACATGGTTGACATCAAGATCGTTCTTGACGGCGGCGTGGGCGGTTTCACGGTCCGCGAAATCGGCCTGCTGGATGATGAAGGCGATCTAATCGCAATCTGCAACACCCCGGACACGGAAAAAGTCGTCATCGTGGACGGTATCGCCGCAACCCTGACCCTGATTATGCACGTTGTCTTTACGAACGTTGATGTCGTGGAATTCACGGTTGACCCGTCCGTGGACAACGTTTCCGCCGCAGAAATGGAAGCGGCAATCAAAAAGCACAACGAGGACCCGGACGCGCACGGCGGCGCGTTCCCTATTTTCGGCGGGACGGAAGAGCCGGACACAGACGGGCCGTACTTGTGGTTAAAGGTTATCCAGCCCAACGGGACCCCGGACAATCCGAACCCGGACGATTCCGGCGGCGAAAATTTGCCGGACGATTCGGAAGAGGACGAACCCGCGGAACCCGTCGCGCTTGATATGCAAGACTACCACGAAGGGAGTGATCTATATGTAGACGTGGACGAAGCGATCAAGAGCATAGACAACGCACAGCAAATCCAGCAAGATTCCGACGACGAAACCCTAAAAATCAAACTAAATTAAAAAAATGGAGGAAACGAAAATGTCTATCACTACCAGCGAGAACATGAAGAAGGTCGTATTTCAGGCGGAGGTCAACGGCGTTTTGACCGACCTTCTGGCCCTTACCCACGTGGACAACGTGATCTATGAGAAGGACGGCGTTAAGGTTGCGCTGTCCGAGAAGCTGGCGGAAATTATTTCCGCCGTCGCCGCGAAAGCGGACAGCACCGACGTTGCTTCCGACATCAAGACCGCGAACGACGCGCTTTACAACAAGATCATGGGTATCACCGCCGACGACGGAACCACCGTCAACGAGGCATACGACACCTTGAAGGAGGTTGCCGACTATCTGGCTGGCCACGGAACGGTCGTGCAGGGCTTCACCGACGATATTTCCGGCCTGAAAACCGCCGTCGCCGATCTCCAGAAGGGCGTGCAGAAGGTGGAGAAGAGCGACACCAACGGCAACGTGAAGGTTGACGGCAACGAAGTCACCGTTTACACCCACCCCGCCACCCACCCCGCCAGCATGATCGAGGACACCGCCGAAAAAGTGATGATGACCGCCGCAGAGAGAACGAAGCTGTCCGGCCTGACCGCGGGCGCTTCCGCTATCGTGTCCGGCACGGGCGCTATCGCTGACGCGGCGGCAGTCTCCACCCTGATGATTAAGGTCATCGAGGACACCGCCGACAACACCTAATTCCATTAGGCGTTAGGGCGGCGGGTGGGAATTTTTTCACAGGAGGAAGCAGAATGGCGGATTTGAATTGCGTGCTGGTCCTGAAAGCAAAAGACGGCACAATCGCAATGTATTACCCGTTTACCAGATGGCGCAATATCCTTGACGCGCCGGACGTGGCGACGATTGAAACCACCTTGAACGGGCATATCGGGAACACCGATATTCACGTGACGGCGGAGCAGATCGGGAATCTGAACACGGCGATTGCCGGGTTAATCGCGCACACGGAGGACGGGGAAATTCACGTCACGGCGGCAGACAAGACCGCATGGAACGCCGCGGCAACGGCGGCAGACAAGGCGGCGGCGGACGCGTCCGACGCGCTGAACACGGTTGCTGGGCTTGATTCCCGCGTCGCCCGCTTGGAAGATGGCCTTTTCAATAACATCACCGGGAACCCCTATCTTGTTTCCTTTGACGCGCTGGACGGCGTAGTTGTCACGAAGGGCGTTTGGAACGAGAACCGCCAGCGGATCGAATGCTGACGGAATATGCTTGCACGCGGCGGGAACTGTCCTGCATCATCGGGAATCTGTTTACGGAGATCGAACCGCCTTGCGAACGGTGCGGCGACGCTGACGAATTGACAATCAGCGGGACCACCTACACCGGGAACAGGGCGGTTCTGATCCTTACGGAAAACGGCTTTCTTTGGGACGGCGACCCGTTGGAGGTGCAGAGAATCCGGGAAAGGCGGTGTGCGTATGCCGCAGGACAACCAAAATGAATTTATCATCATCACAAAGGCAAAGGATTTAGCTTTTCACACTTACGAAATGGCGACCGAAAAGCGATTTCCGAAAAAACACCGCAAAATGGCGGTCGATCTGATGGATTTTTCACGTGAAATCGTGATCCACATTCAAGACGCGAACGACCTTGATATTTCTGACCCACAGGAATTCAAAGAACGACGGCTTGAACAGAAACGGGCGCTTTCACGGTGCAAGGACGTGTTGTTTCTGATCGAGCTGGCGGAAAAACGAACGCTTATATCGAAAAAGCAATGCGCCGAATGGACACAATACGCCGTCGAGGTTAAGCGAATGACCGCGAGTTGGCGGAAGAAGGACCGGGAACGGTTCATTGAACAGCAAAGAGGAAACGCGCCGCGGCGGTAACGCCGGGGCGTTTTTCTTGGGGTGCGCCTTGTAGCGTCCAACTCTTACAACGTCCGCAACGTCAATTCCTCCGGCGCGTTGAACAACAACAACGCGTACAACGGGAACAACGGCGTTCGCCCGCTCTGATGGAATACCGCGATTGAGTAAGCAAAAGGGCTGAAAACAGAGGACCATCATCAAAGGAAGGTGCATCCCTCCGCCGTGGTGACAGCACGACGGTAAATACAAGATTGGTGAAGCAAGGCCCACGGGAACCAGCTTCCGTCCCACCGCGGGCGCGTGGTGGGGTCCGATGATGAAGCATTGCGGCGGAGCGGGACCGGGAAGAAACCGGGAACGCCGATACGCAAGGCCGATTCTATACACGGCAAGGAGTTTTTTATATATGCAAACCGCAGATTTCGAGCGGGTCTATGATTTCGGGAATCTTTACGCGGGATTCCTGAAAGCGCGGAGAGGAAAGCGGCACAAGGCAAGCGTCGCAAAGTTTGAAGCAAATTTGCTGGAATGTCTTTGCCTACTGTCTGAAATGTTGAAAAACAAGACGTACACGCCGTCCGATTATTTCGTTTTCCGGGTCTATGAGCCGAAAGAACGGATCGTGATGACGAACGCGTTCAAAGACAAGGTTGTTCAACATTCCCTATGCGACAATATCCTTGAACCGTACTTCTCTAAAAGTTTTATTCCCGACAACTACGCTTCCCAGCGTGGGCGCGGGACACATTACGGCCTTTACCGTCTGGAAGGGTTCATGCGTCAATACTTCTTTGAGCGAAAGGCGCAGGCCGACCGGGAGCGGAAAGCCGCGGGGTTGCCGCCGATCCCGACACAGGACGGCGGTTACGCAGACGGCTGGGTTCTCAAATGTGACATATCGAAGTATTTCTATTCCATTCAGCACGAACCGTTGAAAGCAATGGTGCGGCAATTCATACGGGACCCTAACGTTTTGTGGTTGACCGATATGATTATTGACAGCACCGAAAATCCCGGAATCCCTATCGGGAACCAGACTTCACAATGGTTCGCGGTCATGTACCTTTCGGGGCTGGATCACTTCATCAAAGAGAAGCTGGGCATTCGCTATTATGGGCGATATATGGACGACTTCTATTTGATCCATGAGGACAAGGCGTACTTGCAGTATTGCTGGCGCGAGATCGAAGCGTACCTTGCGCCCCTTGGCCTGACCCTGAACAATAAGACAAACATTTTCCCGTTGCGGAACGGTATTGATTTCTTAGGATTCCATACATACCTGACCGATTCGGGCAAAGTGATTCGGAAGGTTAGGAGGAAAAGCAAATGTAACGAGCAACGGAAATTGAAGAAACAGCGGGCCTTACTGGACGCGGGAAAGATCACGCTTGAAGCTGTCGAACAGTCATATCAAAGCTGGCGAAGTCACGCGGAAAAGGGCAACTGTTATCACCTGATCCAGCAAATGGACAACACTTTCAAAAATCTATTCAAGGAGAGTGAAAAGCAATGGCGCAAGCATTAAGCGCGCTGGCCGTCGGTACGCTTATCAAGGACACCGGGACGCTATACAACGGAAAACCGATTGTCTGGAAGATTGCCGACAAAGGGCATACGGGTTATCCTTCCGGGTCCGTCACGCTGATTACAGAAAAGATCATTTCTTTGAAGTGCTTTGACGCTATCGAAGCAAGCAACAGCGACAGCAACCGCAAAAGCTACGGCAACAACCGCTATATCTATTCCAACTTGCGGCAATGGCTGAACAGTCAGGCCGCGGCGGGAAAATGGTACAGCGCACAGCACAGCGCGGACGCGGCCCCCACCAACGCGAACGTTTGGAGCAATTACAACGAATACGATCAAGAAGCGGGATTCCTGACGGGGTTTTCCGCAAACTTTGTCGCCGCCCTGCTTCCCACCACCCACACCGTCGGCAAATCCAGCACAGACGGCGGCGGGACCGAAACTTGTACCGATAACATCTTTCTCGCGTCGTGTACGGAAGTAGGCTTGACGGGCGACGTGACGTGCGGAAGTCAGCTGGCCTTGTTCAGCGACAACACTTCCCGCCTTGCCTACCCTACCGCGGAATGCGTCAGCAAGAGCGAATACACCAACACC